CTGAACGTGTCCGTCATCAGGAAGTCCGACAGCCGCCCGTACCTGCCGCGCAACTCGTCGTACTCCTCGGCCATGCGCTTCACGCGCTTCTCCTCGTCCGTCAGTTCCTCTTCGGGAGCCTCGCCCGCGTCCCCGTCCTCACCGTGTCCGAGGGTGATGGTGCCCTTGCCGTCCTTGACGGTCAGCGTCGCCGGCACGCCCTTGGTCAGCTGCTCCAGCAAACCGATGACCGCCTTGCCCGTCATGTCCGCCAAGCGTCCCAACTGCCCCACACGATAGAGCGCGTAGGCCATCAGCGCGTCGGTGCTCGCCATCAGCACGTCGCCGATGCCGCCGAGCACGTTGCCCAGGCAAAAGTTAATCACTGCGACCGTGTACATCGCCACGGCCAGAACCGAAAGAATCAAAATCACTGTCTTGTTCTTCATCTTGCTTGTTGTTTTTTAATTATTGAAAAATAAATGGTTACTTAAAGTTGAGAGTTAGTAGGGATTCTCTCAGAAGATACCCTACTAAGTGCGACCCTCTGAGTAGGGTAAGTTTCAGACAGTATTAAAAAGCGTCACCGATTGAGATAACTCTTCCTGTACCCACGTTTCTGTTTTGTTACGTCGTCTTGTTCCACGATTTCGATGGCGCGGAATATCTCATACATAACCTGCGGCACTATCGCGTTGCCGTAGGCTTTGAGGGCTTCGGTGCGCCACTTTCCGAAAGAAAGGGTAAGGCGGTCCACATCAAAGGGAAGCCCATCATTTCCTCGGTGAACAGGGGAGACAGACGGGAAGTGTTCCCACCGTCCGTTTCCGGCACATTCATTCCGTCCGGCTTCGGTAGTTTCCCTTCGATAGCCATCTGCCTGAGCATATACGTTCCAGAAGGTATCACTCCCTTGTCCTTGTATCGTTCCAACTTCGCCGCTTTCGCCTCCTGACTGATGCCCGTGTTGTAGTCTTGCATCTGAGGGGTCGGCAGAAGTCCGTTCTCTGCCCATACTTTCACAAGGCTGTCGAGTGCATCCGTCCGAACTTTGCCCGTGTCCTTGCGTATCGCAGTCGTGCCGCCTTTGTAGTCCCTCGTCAGCGGTGTCGGCAGCATGTCGTAGAACTGCATGAAGTCGATTATTCCATTCGGACGCTGCTCCCCGTTCACTCGGCTGTTGATGCGTGTCGCCCCTGCTGCTTTCAGGTTCTTCACTCGGTCGGGGTGTTCCCTCTCGACCACAAGCGGGGTCGGCAGGAGCATGTGATGCGCTCGGTCTGCCAGTCCCATGCTGTGACTGCTCTCCGCTTTGTTGTTGTACCTCCGTCCGTTCTCGTTCACCTTGCTGTTCGGGTGCGGATTGTCCACCACTACAGGTGTCGGCAGTAACTCTCCTTGCGACGATGAACACCCTGTCTCGTCTGTGGGGGGCTCCGACGGCACAAGCCGGAACAAGCACCGGCTGGACGGCATATCCGTGACTTTCAAGGTCTGTGCAGATGCGTTGCAGGGTAAAGGTCTCGCGCAGTTCGTATCGTCCTCGAAGGTCGTCAAACGCGTCGAAAAGAGAGGCTGCGCCTGCCACCTTAGAAACCTCGCCCTGCTCGACCATCGTGAGGATTCCAGCAACGTTTTCAGCCACAACCCAAGTGGGCTGGATTTCATCGATGGCGCGATACATTGACGGCCAGAGGTAGCGGTCATCTTCCGCGCCTCTGCGTCGCCCGGCATAACTGAAAGGCTGGCACGGAAAGCCGCCAGTGAGCACGTCCACTCGTCCGCGCCACTCTGTGAAGTCTGTTCGTGTGATGTCTTCACAACTTTTACTGTTTGGGTACCAATAATCGAGCACTCTGCGCCCGAAAGGGTTTATCTCGCAGTGGAAGAGGTTCTCCCAGCCGAGCATGGTCGCTGCGACTTCGGGGCCTCCTATCCCGCTGAATACTGATGCGTGGGTCATAATTCGTTTTTACTTGATTCTCTCTATTTCCTCCGCTGCCGCCTTGGAGATACCCATCATCGGGAAGTGGCGGGCGACGTAGTTCTCAATCTGTGCACCGCATGACGCTCGCCAGCCGGGGAGCATGGCGATGCCGTCGGCACGGGTCATCAGCAGCAGAAGGTCGTAACACAGCACCACGGCATACGCCAGCCGCTTGCCCAGCACGCGCTCCATCGCCCTGTATATCCACGGCCACCGACAGGCCCACACCCGACACGGGTTGATGCACCCGTACCCATGCCGCCGCAATATCCTCTCCGCCTCCCCGAACCGCCGCACATAGTCAGCCCGCTCCACCCCGGACATTCCGCCCGACAAATAGATTCGCCTTTTCATACGCTGTCCTCCTCTTCCTTGTGCCTCGTCACACCGCAAGCGTCGGCCAGCAGCGTCACCTTCTCGCAGAAGAAGTCCACCTGCGGCACCATCTCGTGAGGTGCCCAGTTGTACTTCGCCCGCTCCACGTTGCGGTCAATCATCTTGAAGAACTCCGTGCGCTGCTCGTCGCTGACGCAGTGCTCCGTGACGAGGTAGTTGCACAGGTCCTTGAACGTCTCGGCCAGCTTCATGATGCAGTCGCGCTGCCACTCCGTTGACTTCGTGAGCAACAGCCGCCGGCGCGTCTCAGGCTGGCAGTCCTCGATGCACGTTGGCCGTCGGTGGCTCTCGCCTGGGAACGTGTCGAAGATGTAGATGCCGCTCAGGTCGCGGCGTTTCAGTTCTTTTGCCATAGTTCCTTGATAATTCGTTCAATTCTTTATTCTTTCCGTCACACCTCACTGAAGAAC